CAAATTGCGCAGTTGCGCGTAGCATAAAGCGCCAATATCGCGCTAAACATCAAAAGAAAGAACTAATGGATGTTAATGTATTGCCTGGTCATGTGTGCATACATGTTTTTGAAAATAATAAGGTGGTATCTTATGGTGCCAAGATGCCAGTTAAAGGAACATCATTTGTTGAACAATTTGATAATGACATGACTGTAAAACCAATGAGCCTGGATATTCCTTTAAAACGTACCGGAATGTTTAAAGCTTGCGCTATATAATGGTTCTGTAAATACCTCATCATAATATAATGGGGTGTAGCTCAATGGTAGATGCATTCGCCTGTTAAGCGAAAGGTTGTAGGTTCGAGTCCTACCTCCCCAGTTTTTATGGTAGAACAAAAAATACTCTACCAAGATAAATATCTATGTGAAACAAAAATACATAGTTAAAAAATGCAAATACCATGGTGAAACAGATTATGTTTTAGAACCTTCTAGAAATTCATACAGATGTAAAAAATGTAGAATCGAAGCTGTATGCAAAAGACGAAATAATGTAAAATTTAAATTAGTAAAAGAATTCGATAGTAAATGTAAAATATGCAATTATGACAAATACATAGGAGCTTTAGAATTTCATCATCTGGATCCATCAAAAAAAAGTTTTTCTTTATCAAATTCGGGCACAAAAAATTACGAAACTATGTTAAATGAAGCAAAAAAATGCATTCTTGTATGTGCCAATTGTCATAGAGAACTAGAAGCAGGATTAATAAAATATTCATTATAATAGAAACGTTTTTCCAAATTTTGCCCCGGGCAAAAATTCATCTTGTTGCTCTATTAGAAAGGTCTTTCCATGAGGGGCGTTTCTCCCTAATAGGAGCACTTTATCGTGGCATTTGATAATATAATAATGCACGATAAGATAAGATAATAATATGAACATAGGGGAGGAACTGCAGCGGCTGCATGATTTGATAGGTGATCTAGAGAAACAAAACAAACAACTCAAAGAACAACTAGACACTTTTCACCGGTCATATGGTTGTGAAAGCAAAAAGGATGGTGAAACAATTAGCACCACATTGGGATGTTCCACAATGATAACACATGTGAAAATATGAAATATAGCAAATATTGGAATGTTCCAGAGCTGAGTAAAAAGGAAAAGAAACGTCTGAATAAACTGGCCAAGTTGCGCGATCCATTGGAGATCTGGCTGGACCATCACAACCACAAGCTGGAGGTGTTGCGCACAGCTGGCAGCGTAATCAATGCCATACTAGGTTTATGCGTGTTTTTAAAAGTATTTGGAGTGTTGTAAACCTGGTTTACACGCTGCTGCTGCAGCTGTTGCTGGTATTGCTCATATGGACACTGGGTCTGGGATCGTTGTTTCTTGCATATGTTTTTGTCAAAATCAAAGATTTTATAATAAACGGGGACAGGGTTCGTTAAAACCTTTTGAACATATGCTGCGTTTTCCCGTCAAAACTTTATGAGCATGATGGGAATAAAAGTAGCGGATCTGGATGTGCTGCCGGATGATATTATAGAACGGTACCAGAAAGCTTTCAAAAAGGGCCGCCGCCATTTCCTGGACAAAATAGTGCTTCACAACATGAAGCTGGTGATATACCTGGCTTATCAATATCGACCACCATATGGATACAGCCACGAGGACCTGGTCATGGCAGGAACTCCTGGATTATACAGTGCAGCACGACGGTGGAAACGCTGCAAAGGTGCCAGCTTTGGCACATATGCAGCATACTACATCAAGCATCAAATTCGTCGCTTTATTCAAAAGAACAGCAACGTGGTCAGTGTGCCATACCGGTTCAATGATGATGTGGCCAATGCTTACCGGGAGAAACATGAACTGGAAGAACAGCTGGGCCATGGTGTAAACAACGATGACAGCCGCCTGAGCAACAGCACGGTCCGCACACTGGGCCGCGTATGCACCCGGGTAGATCTGGATAAACCGAATGACGACGGTGAATACATGGAGCTGCCGCAGGCTGAAACTGAAAATATATACGGGAATGAAGAGTACGGTGTGCTGCGCAAATTAATAAATGAACTGGATCCCAGGCAACGGGAAATATTACTGGCCCGTTTTGGTTTCAATCAACAGGACCATATTCCCACACTGGAAGAGCTGGGCAGCCAAATGCATGTTACACGGGAACGCATTCGTCAACTGGAGATGAGTGCCCTGTACAAAATAAAAAAGAAATTAGAAATATATAAAAAGAAATATAACCTGCAGATCACGTAGAGTTCATGATGATCACCGGCTGCAGGTTGCGCAGCATGCCACATATGGTTAGGGCCCTGGAGCTGCGTTATTATTTTTTGCCCGGACCAAAATTCAGGAAGACCATTCTAATAGAAAAGCGTGTCCATTGAACATGTATAGGGCCCTATGACATTATTTTATTAAAATATATATTCTTTTTAAAAATAATATCATTAAGTATCAACAATTTAAGAGATTTTATAAAAATAACGGTTGATAATGTAAACAATTCATTTATATAAGAAATATGACTATTACATATCTGGATGAAGTTCCCGGGAAGAAAGCGGCAGATGCTGCTGTCCTGGAGATTTCTGAAAAGAATAATACTGGAGAAGAAAACAATATGAATACATCAACCACTGAAACCCGTCGGGGCCGCAAGAGTGAAGGTAAAACAGCCAAGCTGGTATGCCTGATTACCGGTGCCACGCGCACTGCAGGCAGCGGATATCTCAGCACCAAGCCCGCTGAGTTCAGGAGCCAATACATTTGCCGTCCTGCACTCAAGTTGCTGCGCCAGGGATTGAACGTGCAGCAGGTGCGCGAGCAACTGAATGCAACAGCCGGTCTGCCCGAGATCAGTCCGGAAGTGCTTCAGAGCGCTATTACCATTAACGGTAAGCACAAGAAATAATATATTAATTTATTATCTTCCGTGAGTGCACGGTAATCATATCCCGTGCATTCCGACCACCCTGGATAGCGGAACATCTCTTTCCACTCCGGCGGAACGATAATATATCCTTACCATTACCACCCAGGAACAACATGTCTGATGGACAAACCTGTCTAATAGAAACGTTGATCCAAAAAGCATGTTAGGAGAAAATACCATGATAACAGACGAAGAGCTGCAGCTGGAGCTAATGGAAAAGAATGTGGGCCGCAGCGTCACATTTCAAACCGATGACGGGGACCGTTTATATGGCAAGATAAGCGGTGTCAGCAACACTGAGCATTACACGGTGTTGATTGACTGCAGTTGGCCCTGGCCATGGTACGTGAGAAAAGAAGCCATTCATTTCGTGGAAGAAACATCAACAAAAATAAAATAATATAAAATGCATTTCGACGATAGTGAAACATTGGTGATGGCGCATGCAGCATTGGTTGCACTGCAGAACACTGAGCTCCTGGAAGAGCTGCATCTGGAGTATGACCTGGGTGACGATTTCATCGCGGCCCTGAAGACCAAATGCCGCCGCCTGGTTGACATTCACGCGTGATCAGGGCCGCTGCAGTCGACTGCAGAACTGTAAGAGTCTTACAGTCCCGTTTTTTAGAATCAGGATCCAGGATCCAGGAATTAGTTCCGGGAGCTTGCCATCCCCCGGCAACATCTATTTTTTAAAATATATAAAATCTTTTTTGTTATTTTGAAATAAATACATCAAGTAATGAAGAAGAAGATTTTGCAAAAAAAGACTTGCAAGAAAGAAAAGAATATGGTTACCTCTGATGACCCTAAAACAAAGGAGGGTAACCAAGTGAGAATGACAAACAAGCTGAGAAGCAAGCTGAAGAATCTGGTCAATATTGGCCAAGGTCTTTGGCGTGTGTTCAACAGAAATGGGGATGCTTATTATTGTAAAGATCCTCTTCTTCTTGCAGATACCATATATCGCAGGAAGTATAGTGAAGTGAATATAGAAAATCTAAACGGCCAATATATCAAACAATACTTGATAACTGGCAAAAAGGAGAAAGCACAATGAAAAGAATAAAGAATAAAAACCCTAATCGTAAAATGATCAGCGAATTCATCGAGGAGTATTATCCAGATGAAGCGAACAAGATATTGTTGGCAGATAATTTTGATGGTGCATTCATTGGAATTGGAAGTGCATTTGGTGGAAAGAATGTGGCGATCTATGACCGAGCCAAATGCATCAAGATTTTGGAGAAGGATATGAGTCCCGATGACGCTGAAGAATTTTTCAGCTACAACACCGAAGGTGCATATGTGGGTGATTACACGCCCATCTTCATGCATAAGGTGAGCTAATCTTGGTTATTAGAGGTTTTAATAACTCACATACCCCCATAAAATATAAGATTATTTTCTTGTATTATTTTCAAAATCTGTCACTCTCCAACCTATGAGCAACACAACAGCAACTACACCTAACAGCGGAGCGGTGATGAACCTCTCCCACAACGAAACCAATCTTACGAAGGTTAGCGAGATCGTTATTCCCGATCTTTTCAACCGCCGTTTGAAAACTGGAAATGAGATGTTGGATAAAATCTTCGGTGGCGAAGGTTTGCTACCATCTACAGTTTTTACACTCGCGGCTGGTGCTGGTCTTGGTAAGACAACCTTCCTGCTTCAAATGCTTAATTGCATGACCAAGGTAGGAATCAAAACTGCTTATATCTCTGGCGAAGAAAGCCGTGAGATGTTGGCATATACTTGTCGTCGTCTCGGTTTGAAGGATGTGAACATCGCAATTCAAACTGATGTAGACAAGGTAATTGAAATGATGAGCCAAGTGGATGTGATGGTAGTGGATAGCTTTCAATGTCTCACCACGGCAAAGAAGATGAATGCTAGAGAGAAGGAAAGCTATTGTCTCCACGAGATGATTAAGTCCAGCAAAAAGACAGAGTGTGTTCTTGGATTGATTCTTCACGTCACAAAGAGCAACAACTATCGGGGTTCGACTCTCATTCCTCACGCCGTGGACGCAAACTTTATGATGCGTTCCAGCGTGACCGATGAAGATGTGCGTGTGATTTACAGCACAAAGAATCGCTATGGCAGACTCTATAATGTTGAGCTTCGTCTAGGACACAACGGATTCGATTTGGATAATGCAATTCGGGTGAATGATGGAACTGCCCCTGCCCAAATTGACCCTCGCAAAGTGCGTTGGCAAGAGGATTTGAAAAAGGTTCTCTCGCTTGCCGAGCCATTGACCCAAACCGATGTAACCAACGCTGTAGATGGAAATGTTCAGCGGGGTTATCTCATCATCCGACAACTCATCCGAGAGGGCAAGGTGATGAAGGAAGGTCGTGGAGAGGAAGCAGTCTACAAACTTACCGATGCTGGCAAAGCTAGTCTCGCCCAAGCCAACGAGGAAGGTGCGGGTGAGGGTGAGGAAGGTGGAGATGATGTTGGTGAAGCAGGTGGTGCTCAAATGGAGGGTGGGGTTTAATCCCCCACCCTCCATATAGGAGGACAAATGAAAGAAGATATAAAATATAAAAAGTTATTGGACGAGAGTGTGGATATACTTGCGGAACTGATGAG